GTTGCCGAGCCAGAAGTCGTTTGAGTTTGCGGTGTTCCTTCCGAATAGCAGCGGCGATGTCACGGCTTGCGTATGGCAGCCCCAGACATTGTTGCTGGAGACCCCGCTCAATCCAGAATCCGTGAGTCGCTGCGATGTCACGCCAGGCAGGCGCGAAAATGCGCCGTTCGCACACCAGGCGGCTACCCCGGACATCCCTCCGCCGTCAGTGGCTCCATTCCCGCCGAACATCACCAATGGCATCGGATCACTCGTGCCCTTCACAGACGACTCCAAGAGTCCCGCGAAGCAAACCATCGCAATGGTGCCGGAATAAGCGTGGAAGAGCACGTAGTTGTTGGTCAACTTCCAGCCGCCGGTGAATCCGTTGTTGGCGAGCGTAACGGACCAGTAACTGCCATAGGCATTGGCGTTACACCGTCGCGCCTCGAAGGTGCGCCAGTTCGGGTTGTCAGATGTGTAGTCGAAGCGGAACGTGGTCGGGTCGGGGATAACTATCGTCGCATTTTCACCCCCGGTCGGCGCCGCGCACATCCCCTTGTTCGATTCCTCGGCGGTCGGAGAGTACAGCTCGAAGGCGCGCATCACGAAAGCTGTGTGCGGAGACGCGACCTGCCGATGGATGGCAACGTAGAAGTCGATGCCCGCGCTGTTCGCGTTGTCGCCCGTCCCGGCGCACTTGAACACGTCGACGGAGTAGTTGTTGGACCCCGACTGCCCGCCGCCGGTGCCAGCGGGCACGTTCTCGACGAAGGACCAGTTCTTGACGCCCGAGCTGCCGCATAGGTCTTTGAGCTTGTCTGAGAGGTCAGCGCTCGGGGTGTCCGTGGTGTAAGCGTCCTTGGACCAGGCCATCAGCCATCACTTCCTATCCAATACGTCATCTCACGCCTCCTTCATCGCGGCCAGCGGGAAGTGCTTGCCGGGGCAGGAGGTCGAGTTGAGCGGCATCTCAGCCTGCCAGTGGATTCGTCCGCCCGGCGTCGAACTGCGCCCGCGCCCGGTTGAGCATCTCCTGTGCAAGACTCGCCTGCGATGCACTCTCGGCAGCCTTGTCCTCGTCAAGCATGGAGAGGTCGCCTTCCGTCCAGCCGCCGCGCCTGAGCGCGGTCTTGAGCGGGACACCGGCTGCGACGAGCCTACCGACCACATCAGCCTCGGCGGCGGGCTGCACGGTGCGCACGTCTTCCCACACGCACTCGATCTCGTGCGCCGGTACATCGCGCCCGTTGAGCGCGAGCGCGTAGGAGGCCACGTCGCGCCAGCAGGCACCAAGACGCTCCTGATACTTCGCAGCCTTGCGCGCGAGCGGCGTCTCCATCGCCACGAGCGCGTCGCCTGAGATGTTGCCGCCCTGGGCGAAGAAGTAATGCGCCGGAGTGCGCGTGATGCGCGCCATGGCGTTGGCCCAGTGATCGACTGCCTGCGTGAAGTTGGCCAGCTCGGTCGCACTGAACTCTCCGACCTGCGTCGACTCCGAACCGTCGCCGTCTCCGGCTGGGATCGACCAGATCTCGTTCGGCGCGTTGCGCAGCTGGGATACGTCGGCCTGCGAGATGATGTAGCGCTGTTTGAAGGCCCCGAACTCGGCCGCGACCATCATGTCGGCGATGAGCTTGTTGACCGCGTCCTGTGGCTCGGTCGCGTTCTGCAGCTCGCCGTAGATGCGCCGCACGCGGCTGCGGACGTGGAACACCGGGATGCGCCCGGTGTCGTTGGCTTGCTCATCCTCGAGCGTGAACCCGGACGCGCTCTGCACCTGCTCGGTCGCGCCGCGCGACACGTAGTGCTCGAGGCGGTCGGTGTAGTAGAGCGTCAGGTGACGCTGCCCGCCCTCGTCATACCACTTCGCAGCGAAGGCCGGCGCGCGCGGGTTTGACTTGTCATAGGCGACCGTGCAGACGCGCGGGTCGTTGTGGACGACGCGGGTCAGTCCGTCCTCATCGCGGCCGACTATCACGAAGCTCTCGCCGCAGACGGCCACGTCCTCGGCCACGTCGTCGGTCTCGATCTCAAGGTGCTCCTGCTGCCAGATCGTGTCGAGCACGTCTTGAGCGGCCTGATCGGTGCGCAACGCGAAGCCGGTCAGCGCGAGCCGGTCGACCAGCGAATCGACCACGGTCGCGCACCAGTTCTCGCTGAACTTGGCGTCGATGCGCGCGAACGCCTGTTGCAGGCGCGCGGTCGAGTAGCGTAGCGGCTGCTCGCCGTCGTAGTAGGCGAACAGTCTGTCGATACGCGAACGCTTCGCGCTCAGCGCCGCGAAGGCACGCGCGAGGTCTGTTTGGGGTGCGGCCACGGCGTAAGTCTCCCTCTCCCACCGGCGTGGGTCGTTACCATTCATCCCTGCACAGAGACGGCGGCGCGCTGCGTGCGCTTCACCATCAGTTCTGAGAGCGCCCAGACGAGCGCGTCGACTCGGTCGGGCGAGGTCTTGTCGTCCTGCGGGCTCCAGGTCGTCATCTGCAGCTCCAGCTCTGGGAAGACGCCGACGTGATGCACGCGCCCCTGTTCGTACATCGCCGCGACCGGCTCGGCCCGCGTCGCCTTGCCGCGGCTGGCGCGCACCGCCTTGTACGGCACGGTGGCCCGCACCGCCCGCAGGTTGCTCCTGATGAGGTCGCCGCCGTTGTTCACCTCGCCGATGACGCGGTCGGCGCCGAGCACATCGTACTGGGCGATCGCCTTGCTAGCCCAGCCGAGCGGCGAATAGCGGCCGGATGCGTCGGCCAGTACATAGGCATGGTCGTCGACGCCGAGGCCGGCCGCGACGATGCCAGTCTCGTCAGAGTCGGCGCTCGCGCTCACGGCTGGGTCGATAGCGACCACGACGCGGCGCATCTCAGGCGGCCTCGCGACGCGGTGGCCGTCGATGAGCGCGTTGCTCCAGAGTGCATCGGTGAGCTCGTCGATGAAGCGCGCCTCGATCTCCTGCTCATAGGCTCGGCTCGTCATCGTCGAGCGCAGCGCATCCAGTTCGTCGGCGGGCAGGTAGGGGTTGGCGGTCGATGCGAAGCGCCAGCTCGCCCAGTCGGGATGGTCGTCACTCTGCCCGAGGTCGTACATCGCGGCGAAGTCGTCACGGCCCTTCGGCGTCGAGAGGAACCACGCGTCGCCTGCGTAGTCGATGAGCGTCGGGCGTATCACCATGTCCCACACTTCGGCGAGGTCACTGACCATGGCGGCCTCATCGACGATGACGCGAGCGTAGCGGCGTCCGCGACTCGTCTCCGGCGCGTCCAGCGACCAGAACTCGATCACGCCGCCGGTGATGAGCTCGAGGCGTTTCTCCTGTTCATTCTTCTGGGTCGTGACCGGGGCGAGCGTCGCGCGCGTCTCGCGCCACAGCTCGGCCAGCATCTTGTAGGTGGGCGAGTACCACCCCACAGGCTTGCCGGTCAGCGCTGTGTCGGCGGAGAGGCGGATGCCGAAGCGCGATTTGCCGAGACGCCGCCCGGCGCAGAGCACGTTGAACCGGCGGCGCTCGTCATATACCTGCTGCTGGGCCGGGTGAAGCCTATTCAGCCGGAGGTGGATCGTCCTGGTAGGTGACAACGACCTGCACCTTCTGTTCGCCCTGGTGCTCGACCTGCACGCGGTCGGAGTAGCTGCGCGGCTTGAGCTTGGACGCGGCCCACTTGAGCGTATCGACCAGGAGCCGGTCGCCGATCGGGTTGTTGCCCTTGCGACGCGCCACGGCGATGGCTTCGTCGGCCATCGCGTCGGCCTGTAGTTCGCGAGCCCGTGCGTATTCCTCCGAGAACCCAGGCAGCTTCACGGCCCACAGCCTGATGGTCGATTCACACGGCATGCCGGGCGTCTCTGCGATCTCGCGCAAGGTCTCGCCGTTGGCGACGCGCTTGCAGATGCGCGTGCCGAGCGCGGCGTTGTACTTGGTGGGTCTGCCGGGACCGCGTTTCTTCTTCTCGGCCATGCTCACATCCTCTCACTGGAGCGGCGCCGCTTCGTACCCGGCGGCGCACGGTGGACGATGTAGCCCCCACGCGGCGGCGGGCAGCCATCTATCACCCAGCCGTCGCGGCGCATCTTCTGGATGTGCTTCCAGACCGCGACGCGAGCATCTGCCGGCATGTTGAAGTGACGCACCGGGTCGGCGCGCCCGCCTACGCGGCTCGCCATGTACTCGGCCAGTAGCCGCGGGAACGCGCCGTCGAGGCGCGGATCGTATTCGTCGCGGCGCTGGCACGGGCTGCACAGTGGACCGCGGTTGTCAGATGCGAGCACGCAGCCACAGGCGACGCAGAGCGCTCTCTCACGCAGAATCCGCCGCGTCGGCCGCGCTGCCTCGACATGAGCAGAGAAGACCGAGCGCGGCGGGTGTTGGCGCGGCTTAGGCACGCAGCTCACTTGGGCAGACGCGTTCGGCGTAGCGCTCGCGACCACGTCGGTTGCGGCACTCTTTGCATGTCCGCGAGAGTCCATCGCGCTCGGCTGCGTCACGGACGTAGAAGTCGGTCGACGCCGGCAGCTTGCGGTCGCAAAACGGACAGCGCTTGGGGCCGAACAGGAGCAGCTCTAGGTCCATGTCGGTCCAGGTGTCGGGCGGCTGAAAGTCACTCATCGACAGCATCCGGCCAGCAGCCATGATACCGGCGGCCCAGACGAATGCAGAAGGTAGCCGGCTCCGAGCGATCTGGCGTCCAGCCATCCTCCCTTGTGGCATGTCCAGCACAGAGCAGCATCATGGCCTCCATCGGCCACAGGGGCCAATCATCGGCATACCAGTCCGCACATTCGATTGATACGCCGGCTCGGGGGCCGCTTTGTCTCCACACCACACGGAACACATCATCAATCTCTCGGCTTACGTCCACGCCTCTCTCACGAGCCTCACTTAGCTTCATGCTCGCCCTCCTTGTTGCGTTGCTCGTTAGCCAAGCAGTCGCCATGGACAGTCGCCACCGTCAATCACCCTCTCTGACGCGGTGCAAGGGATTTCTGCGGCGTTTTGGCGCGCTCTGCGACTCAGGAGCCGCATCGGCGTCTGCGGCGCCCAGACGCGATATTTCGCACGCCGCGCTCACAGCGCCCATGGCCGCCATCCGCTCGTGCGGTAGAGACGCAGGCCGGCGCGCAGGTTGACCAGCGGGTCCAGCGCGCGCCCGACGCCGTGGCAGGGATGCAGCTGCAGCAGGCCGGCGCAGCCGCTGTAGTGGTTCACGGCGCGCGGATCCCCGCCCGACTCGCGCCGGATGATGCCCGCCAGCTGCGGCCAGCTCGAGCGCGGCCAGCCGGCGTACAGCGCCAGAGCTCGCCAACGCGACGCGCCGCTGCCGCCGGGGTGCTTCATGCGGTGCAGCTGCTCTGCGTGCTTCTTGCGCAGACGCTTGGCGAGGTGCTTGTACTCACTGCCGGCCGCGCTCCAGACGTGCTTCGATTCGCACCTTGCCGGCAGCGCTGCGATCGGACGCGGCGCCGCGCGTCCCTGGCAGCGCCGCACTCTGGCGTAAGCCCGCCGCGCTCGCACGGCCTGACCGTGCCAGCGCTTGGCCCAGCCGACCCACTCGGCGCTCGCAGGTGGAGGCGACGCGGGGACCGACAGCGCGCGGTCGGTCAGGATGAAGAGCGCGGCCAGGAGCAGCATGGTGGCGAGGAAGACAGCGATGATCAGCAGTCGCATGAGGCGACCTCCAGGACGGTTTTCAGGACGCACGGCGCACGGCCGGTGCGCGCCCAGTTGACCAGCGCACAGAAGTCATCGACGCTGTCCACCAGGAAGGTCTGGACCCCGCACTCGGCGCGCCTCTCGGCGGCGGCGATCTGGTCGAGCGAGAGGCGACCGGCGCGCGTGCCGACGCTCTTGGGACGCTTGAACTCGACCAGGTACGTCCGTCCGCCGGCGTGCAGCACCCCGTCGGGAAAGCCGCGCGTCGTGCCGGAGCCTTTGGCGCGGCGCTGGCCGACCAGCTCGAGCTCGACGCGCATCGCCTTGGCGATCTTGCAGCAGGTGGCGACCAGGTCGGATTCGATGGTGTAGCTCACGAGCGCACCCCCCGCAGCAGGTACCCGCCGCCGGGACCGGACGAGGTGGCGATGTCATAGCCGTCGCGCTGCAGCTGCTTGGCGGCGGCCGAGACGCGCTGCCGCGAGACGTGGTAGCCGAGATCGTCGAGCACGTCGTGGTAGGTCACGGCCAGACCTGGGGTGCGGAGCATCCCTCGACAGGGATCACAACGCCGCGCTGAATATCCTTGGGCGCGGACAGCGCCTTTGGGGCGTAACGTGGTCGGCTGCGACGAGCGTGCCCCAAGAAGCTACGCGACTTCAGTCGCTGTAGAGTGTCA